TTCGTGTTTGCCCCATTAATCTACCTGTAGTAGATTGGGTAATGAACAAACAAACAAAGAAGAAAGAATTAAGAAACTATTCAATTGATTTTGGTGTATGTATTTTTTGTGGCAATTGTGTTGAATATTGCCCTACCAATTGTTTATCTATGACAGAAGAATATGAACTCGCTACATTTGACAGGCACTCACTTAACTTTGATAACATCGCTCTTGGACGACTTCCCACTAATGTTACAACTGATCCCTCAGTTAGGTCATTGCGTGAATTATCTTACTTACCAAAAGGAGAAATGGATCCTCATACAGTGAAGGATTCAGATCCTAGAGTTGGCAAACTACCAGAAGATGTTTTAGATTGGATGACTAAATGAAAATTGCGATTATTACTGACCAACATTTTGGTGCAAGAAAAAACTCCAAATTGTTTCATGATTATTTTTTAAAATTTTATGAAGATATATTTTTTCCAACTTTAATTAAAGAGGGCATCACAACCATAGTTGATATGGGTGATACTTTTGATAGTCGTAAAGGTGTTGATTTTGTATCACTTGAATGGGCAAAGAATAATTATTTTGATAAGTTACAAGAATTAGGTATTGTTACTCATACTATTATTGGTAATCATACTGCTTATTATAAGAATACAAATGATTTAAGTGGTGTGGATCTTTTTCTTCGAGAGTATGATAATATCAAAATATATTCAGAAGCTGAAGAGGTTACAATCGATAAGACAAAATTTTTATTTGTGCCTTGGATTAATTCTGAAAATTTAGATCGAACTTTAGATGTAATTGATAATAGTGATTCTCCATGTGTGATGGGTCATCTTGAACTAAATGGTTTCATGGCAACTCGTGGTCATTATATGGAACATGGAATGGATTCAAAAGTTTTTGATAAGTTTGATCGAGTTTTCACTGGTCACTATCATATGAGATCAAATCAAGGAAATGTTTTTTATCTAGGCAATCCATATGAAATGTACTGGAATGATGTGAATGACAGAAAACGTGGATTTCATTTATTTGATACAGATACTTTAGAACATACACCAGTTAATAATCCGTATCAACTATTTCATAATTTATATTACGATGACACACCACATCAAATGTTAGATGTGAGAGATTATGATCAAAAAATAGTTAAGGTAATTGTTCGTAAGAAATCAGATCCAAAACAATTTGAAAAATATATTGACAAACTTTACTCATCAAATCTAGCAGAACTTAAGATTGTTGAAAACTTTGATTTTACTGAAGGAGAAGAATTTGAAGCTGAAGAATCTGAAGATACAATCTCTTTGTTAAATAGGTATATACAAGAGTCTGAAGTTGATTTAGATAAATCTGTGATTACAGAAATACTTCAAGACGTTTATCGGGAGGCTTGTGAGGTTGAGTAATGTTTATCTTAGCTGTTAAAGGTTTTGAAGATGAAGGTGCATTTTCATTAGAGAATGATGATGGTGAGAGAGTTCTTATAATGTTTGAGGAAGAAGATGATGCAGATAGATATGCTGAGTTAATTGACTCAGAGGAAGATTGGCCAGAGATGAGTGTTATAGAGATAGATGATGATGTTGCAATAAGGGCTTGCGAAATGCATGATTACATGTATAATATAATTAGACCAGACGATATCGTGGTTCCCCCAAAGAATGATTTGTTTCAAAAAGATAAAATGGCGTAACTTGCTTTCCACTGGAAATCAATGGACAGAGATTGATCTTAATAAAAAATCCAATACAGTAATTATTGGAACAAATGGTGCTGGTAAATCTACTATGTTAGATGCACTTACATTTGTTTTGTTTAATAAACCTTTTCGTAAAATCAATAAGTCTCAACTTGTAAATGCTACAAATGAGAAAGATTGTATGGTTGAGTTAGATTTTACAATTGGTTCAGTTGATTGGTTTATTCGTAGAGGCATCAAACCAAATGTGTTTGAGATTCATCGTAACGGACAGATGATGAATCAATCCTCTGCTGCCAATGATCAACAAAAATGGTTAGAACAAAATGTTGTGAAGATGAATTACAAGTCATTCACACAAATCGTCATACTGGGTAGTAGTACATTTGTTCCATTCATGCAATTGTCAGGATCAAATCGAAGAGAGGTCATTGAAGATCTTTTGGACATCAAGATATTTTCAGCGATGAATAATATTATTCGAGATAAGATTAGAGAGAAAAAAGATAAAGTTAGAACACTAGAGTTGAAGAAAACATCTTTGAAAGAAAAGTTAGAGATGCAACAGAATTTTATGGAGGAGGTTGAAAAGAGAGGCAAAGATAGAATTGATTCTAAGAAAAAAAAGATAGATTTATTATCGCTTGAGTCTGAGGGATGCACAAGTGCAAATCTGCACACATCATTGTCTGTTGAAGAGCTGATAAAAGAACAGGAAAAATTTTTGGGTGCTGCCAAAAAATTAAAAGAGTTGGGTAATTTAAAAGGTAAGATATCAAATAAGGCATCAACTGTTCAGAAGGAACATAAGTTTTTTACCAAGAATACGGTTTGTCCCACTTGCACTCAGGATATCGATGAGAGATTTAGGCTAAATAAACTGGACGAAGCTCAACAAAAAGCAAAAGAACTTAAGTCTGGTTTTGAAGAACTGGAAAAGACAATTGCTAAAGAAGAAGAAAGAGAACGTCAATTTGTCAAAATCACAAAGGAAACTGCTAAACTCACGAATGAAATTTCTCAAAATAATATCAAGATCTCTGGATTCCAAAATCAGATCAGAGAACTTGAAGAAGAAGTTCAAACAATTACCAATCAACTTAAAAATAGAAATTCTGAACATGAGAAATTAACTGAGTTTGATCAAAAATTAAAAGAGACCTATGAATCTTTAGGTGAGAAGAAACAAGATATATTACATCATGACTTTGCTTATTCACTTCTTAAAGATGGTGGAGTCAAATCTAAAATTATTAAAAAGTATCTACCACTTATTAATCAACAAGTGAATAAGTATCTTCGGATGATGGATTTTTACATCAACTTTAAACTTGATGAAGAGTTTAATGAAACAATTCAATCTCCGATTCATGAGGATTTTTCATATTCATCCTTTAGTGAAGGTGAGAAGATGCGTATTGATTTAGCATTACTCTTCACATGGCGTGAGGTCGCTAGATTTAAAAACTCTGTGAATACAAATCTATTGATTATGGATGAGGTATTTGATAGTTCTCTTGATGGATTTGGAACAGAAGAATTTCTTAAAATTGTAAAGTATGTGATTAAAGATGCTAACGTATTTGTAATATCACATAAACAATCCTTACATGATAAGTTTGAAGATCTGATACAGTTTGAGAAGATCAAAGGATTTAGTCGTATGTCATAAATAGTAAAGTTCGGTAATCCACATCTTGACACATGATATTAGAGGAGGCTTGTCACTCACTTAAATTAGAATGTGCGTTAAGAGATTTAGGTTTTGTTGATATTGGTTGGAAATGTGTAGCACATGCAGGGATATTTTTTATTCAACCAGTAGGATTTCCAGATGATCCCGAAGGAGAACTTTTAGGATTTTCTTTAACATTACCTAACACTCATGACATGCGAAGAGTTCGTTTGATGCGAACTGCAAAGAGGGCATTAGATTACGCAACAGGTATAGACGATTAAAAAAGCTGCACACTGATTGTTTCCATCTTGTGCTGAGGAATTATAATATGTACATATACAAGGAAACACATGACAGTTAATCAAGAAGTTAAAGGAACACTTGCTAAGTTACTCGCTACAGAAGATTTGATTGTAGAACACAAACAAGTCGAGACTGCAAGTTTCAATGTTGAGACTAGAGTTTTGACTCTTCCATTATGGGAGAGAGCTTCTGGAACTGTATATGATATGTTAGTTGCACATGAGGTTGGACATGCACTATACACTCCTTGTATCGATTGGATCGAAGAATATAAGATACCACCATCATTTGTGAATGTTGTTGAAGATGCTCGTATTGAGAAACTCATCAAACGTAGATACGCTGGTCTTCCAAAGACATTCTTCAATGCTTACAATGAGTTACATGGGATGGATTTCTTTCAATTATCTGATCTTGATGTAAATGACATGGGTTTCGCTGATCGTTTGAATCTACATTACAAGATTGGTAATTTTATTGATATTGATTTCAATGACTATGAGAGAGAACTTGTTGTTTTGACTGGTAACACAGAGACATTTGAAGAGGTTCTTGAAGTATCCAAGAAAGTTTATGAATACTGTAAGCAAGAACTTCAAGATAAAAAAGAACAGAAGAAACTTGAAGATGAGATGTTACTTAAAGAGGAATTAGAAGATGGTGATGATGGTGACAATGAAGAACAATATCAAACTGCAACACCTGATGATGAAGGTGATCTAAAGAAAAAAGATACTGATGAAGAGAGTGATGATCTCGATTATGATGACCAGACTTATTCCAGAGGCAGTATGGAAGTCAATGAGATCAGAGAACCAGTGGTTGAAACTGCTGAGAATCTTGAAGAGTCTCTTAAAGAATTAGTCAATAAAGGTGCTCGTGAAAGCATCTATGTTGAGAGACCAAATGATCTTGATCTTAAAAGAGTGATTATTTCTAACGAGTGGATTCATGGTTCAATCAACGCACAGTGGAGTGATAATTCAATTGAGGATTTCTTCTATGCTGATCGTGAGTTTAACGAGTTTAAAAAATCTGCAAGAAAAGAAGTTAATTATCTTGTTAAAGAGTTTGAAATGAGAAAGTCAGCTGGTGCATATTCTCGTGCTGCAACTGCAAGAACAGGTATGCTTGATATGTCAAAACTTCACACTTACAAATACAATGAGGATATATTCAAGAAAGTTACAGTTCTTCCTGATGGAAAGAATCATGGTTTAATATTCATTCTTGATTGGTCTGGATCTATGAGTCCTATCATGAAAGACACAATCAAACAACTTTACAATCTAATCTGGTTTTGTCGTAAGGTTCAGATTCCATTTGATGTTTATTCTTTTACAAACTGTTTTCCAAACTCTGATCCATACTCAGAAACATATACAGAACGTTATACAAAAAAAGCAGGCGTAGTCGCTATTGATGCAAACTTTAGTTTGATGCATATGTTCTCATCAAAAGTGAATCTTAGAACTCTTGAGAATCAAATGAAAAATATCTTCCGTATTGGTACAAAGTTTGGTTACTACCATAATTATGACGTTCATGATAATTTCCAAGTTCCTGTGGGTATGGGATTATCTGGTACTCCTTTAGATGAAACTTTGATTTGTATGCATCAGATTATACCTCAGTTCAAAAAAGATAATAAGGTTGAGAAAGTTCAATGTGTTGTCTTGACTGATGGTGAAGCATACACACCTCGTTATCATGTTTCAATCAACAGACAGTGGGAGGACAAGCCATACATCGGTGAGAATGCAATCTACTATAATGCATTTCTTCGTGATCGTGCTCTTGGTAAAACATATCGTGTAAAAGAATCTTGCTATGGATTTACTGAGGTTCTAATTAGAAATCTTAAGGATAGATTTAGTGATGTTAATTTTATTGGTATTCGTTTGATGCCAAGTCGTGATGCTGGATCTTTTGTTCGTCGTTATGTTGGTTATGATCCTGAGAAGGT